GCATCTATGCTTTTTGACGATGCACTCGAACTAGAATTGTACATTAAAAGTTTTGATGGATTTCAAGGACAAGAAGACTTTCTTTCTAAGTTTGGTTTGCAGATTGACGAATCAATCACGTTTGTTGTTGCACAGAAAAGATTTATTCAATCATTGAAGCCATCGTTATTGACAGAGTATGGCTATCAGTTAAAAAATGAAGACGGCGAATATCTACTAAGTGAACAGACATACGACTATGCAAGCATTTTAAGACCAAGAGAAGGAGACCTGATTTGGATTCCTATGCTTGGATACATGTACGAAATTAAATTCACAGAGAACATTGAAAACTTCTTTCAGTTAGGTAAACTATACACATTTGAAATGCGTTGCGATAGATTTGAATACTCTAGTGAACGTCTTGATACTGAAGTTACTGAAATTGATGATATTGAAACTCAGTACAGCATGTCAACCACTAACAATGAGAAGATGCTTGATGAAGATAATTTCTTGTTATTGCATGAAGATGGCACATTCATTATCAATGAAGCTGATGTTGTTGTTGCAGCCGAAACTACCGCAGACAACGAAAACATTGGACAGAAAATCATTGACGATGATATTCTAGACTTCTCAGAACAAAACCCATTCTCATTGACAAGGACTTTCTAATATGATGTTCGGACACGATTTTTATCACGGAACGCTAAGACGTTACGTAATTATGTTTGGTAATCTGTTTAACGAAATTCAAGTTGACAGATATAACAGCACGGGAACTAAAATTCAAACGTTGAACGTTCCTATCGAATATGGACCAAAACAAAAGTTCATTCAGAGAGTAGTAAGCGATCCTACGTTGAATCGTGAGATTTCTGTTACTTTGCCACGGCTAGGTTTCGAGTTTACTGGTATGTCATATGCACCTAGCAGAAAACTTAACAGCAGTCATAAAATAACTAGGGGTGCTGATACTGGTGGGTTAGATTTTAACTTCATGTACACACCAGTTCCATATGACTTTAATTTTTCGTTACATGTACTTGTGAAAAATACTGAAGACGGTACACAAATTGTAGAACAGATTGTGCCATTCTTCACGCCGGACTTTACAGTCACTATGAAAATGGTGCCTGAGTTGAGTTTGAATATGGACGTTCCGATTGAGTTGCAATCTATCACAGCAGACGATTCTTACGAAGGCGACTTTGAATCTCGCAGAATTCAAACATGGCAACTAGATTTTGTCATTAAAGGCTATCTATTTGGACCAATTAAAAAGTTCAAATACATCGTTAAAGAAGATGTTAATCTAATTGATGATAGTGCAGGAATTAACAAAGCAATCATATCTACTCAAACATTTACAGGAAATTCAGAGTTTGAAGTGACTGAAGTATTAACAAATAATAATGGATATACACCATAATGAAAAAAACAGTTGATGATAAGTTGAATGACATTTTTGATGTGCAAGGTAAAATTGTAGAACAATCTTTGCCTTCTGTAATAGAAGAACCAAAAAAAGAAGTTACATCTACTGGCGCACCAAATGATGAGTCTATAGATGCAGACTATGAATATGCAAGAGAGAATCTAAAGCTATTCATTGAAAAGGGCAAAGAAGCTATGGACAATATCATATTCTTAGCAAAAGAAGGTGAGTCTCCAAGAGCATATGAAGTTGTCGGTCAGCTAATCAAAACATTAGCAGATACTAACAAAGATTTGCTAGACTTAGGTAAAAAAGTAAAAGACTTGAAAACTAAAAAAGATGATACACAACAACCACAGCATGTAACTAATGCGTTGTTTGTTGGTAGCACAGCAGAGTTGCAAAAGTTAATAGGTAAAAGATGAGTGCAAAGTCCTACTTAGGAAACTCTAATCTAAAAGCATCTGGCGTACCACTTAATTTCACAAAAGAAGAGATTGAAGAGTACGTTAGATGTGCTGACGATCCGATATACTTCATTGAGAATTATTGTAAGATTGTCACGCTAGATCACGGGCTTCAGTCATTCAAACTGTATGACTGCCAAAAGAACAAAGTAAAAGTTATCCATGAGAATCGTAAAGTTATTCTTATGGAAGGGCGCCAGCAAGGTAAGACAACAACTTCAGCCGCTTATATTCTCTGGTACACTCTATTCCAATCTAGCAAGACTGTAGCGATTCTAGCAAACAAAGCAACTGCCGCTAGAGAAGTTTTGCACAGATATCAAATCATGTATGAGAATCTTCCAACATGGTTACAGCAAGGCGTTACTACATGGAACAAAGGTGACATTGCTTTAGAGAATGGCTCAGTAGTATTCACGGCCGCAACAAGCGCATCAGGTATTCGTGGTAAGTCTGTTAACTTATTGTACGTTGACGAAGCCGCTATCATACCGAACAATGTCGCAGAACAATTCTTTACTTCAGTTTATCCTACGATTTCTGCTGGTGAAACAACAAAGATTCTGTTAAGTTCTACCCCTCTCGGATATAACCACTTCTGGAAGTTCTGGAATGATGCAGAGAACAATCGAAATGGATTCGTCAATCTGTTTATTCCTTATTGGGAGATTCCTGGACGTGACGATAAATGGGCAGAGACTCAGCGTAAACTACTTGGTGAATTGAAGTTCAATCAAGAAGTGCTATGTAACTTCTTAGGTTCTAGTCTTACGCTAATTGCTTCTGACGCTATCGCACAAATGTCGGCTAAGCCTATCATCTATCAGAAAGATGGGCTTGATATTTACGAAAAGGTCGAAAAAGACCATGCATATTGCATCGTTGCAGACACAGCTAAAGGCGTTGGTGGTGACTACTCAGCGTTTCAGATTGTTGACATAACTCAGATGCCATATAAGATTGTCGGTAAATACAGAAACAATCAAATCAGTCCGCTTTTATATCCATCAGTATTGTACAGAATCGGTAAAGAATACAATGAAGCATATGTTTTGATTGAAATCAATTCTTCAGAACAAGTTGCAGAGATTCTTTATGGTGAATATGAGTATGAAAATATCATCTCCGTCAGCAGAACACCTCAAGGACAAGTTGTCAATGGTGGCTTTGGTGGGGGTAAAACACAGCTTGGCGTTGTGACAGACAAGAAAATTAAGCGTATTGGATGTTCTAACTTCAAGTCAATGGTTGAAGAAAAGAAACTCATTATTACAGACGCAGATACTATAGCAGAAATTTCAACATTTATTGAAAAGAAAAACAGCTATTCTGCTGACGAAGGATATCACGATGATTTAGTTATGCCTTTAGTGTTATTCTCATGGCTGACAACAAACTCATACTTTAAAGAATTGACAAATATTAATATAAGAAAAGAATTGTACGAAGCAAGAATCAAGATGATTGAAGAAGAAGTCACACCTTTCGGCTTTATAAATACCGGTGAAGAAGAGAATCAAATAATTGATGTGAATGGCCAAGTGTGGCAAGTAGAAAACTATCAGAAATCTGATTTTTTATAAATAAATTAAACAAACCCACATCATTATAACAAGGAGAATTCAATGGCTATAAGTCTAATTTCACCAGGCGTTAAAATTACCGAACAAGATTTGGTAACGTCTAATCAATCAACTGCGTCTACAATTGGCGCATTTTCCGGACAATTTACTTGGGGTCCTATCGAAGTTGCGACTCAAATTGCAAACGAAAATCAATTAGTAACAGAATTTGGTAAACCATCTTCAACTAATATTGTCGATTTCTTGTCGGCCGCAAACTTTTTAGGATACTCTTCACCACTTTTCGTTGTCCGTGTTGCAAATACAGCATTGAATGCTACAACAGAAACAGCAACTGGTTCTGGTGGTGTTGGAACTGGTCAATTAATCAAAAATGATGATGCATATCTTGAAACAGCATCATTCAACATTGGTCCTTACATTGCAAAATATGCTGGTGCTTTAGGTAATTCACTTAAAGTTTCTACTTGCCCATCTTCAAGCGCATTTTCAAGTTCATTGACAGGCACATTTAGTGTAACAGCAGGTTCTACAACAGTTACTGGTAGCGGTTCTGCGGCAAACACGGAATTAAGAGTTGGCGATTATATCGTTTTAGATGGTCGTTCTACTAAAGTTACTGCAATTGCAAACGCAACATCACTTACAATTGCTTCTGCACACTTGACTGGCGCATCGGGCGCAACAGCAACTCGCCGTTGGGAATTCTTTGATGAGTTTGATGCCGCTCCAGGTACATCATTACAGGCTAGCGCACTTGGCGCATCTGGTGATGAAATGCACGTTGTTGTTGTCGATAAACTTGGCACAATCACAGGTACAGCAAACACAGTTTTAGAAAAATTTGCAGGTTTATCCAAAGCAGGTAATGCAAAAGCTGAAAATGGCGGTAGCAATTACTACAAAGACGTTATTAATGATCGTTCAGCATGGGTTCGTTGGACAGACCATGACGGTGCTGGTTCAAATTGGGGTAACAACCTT